CCCCATTTTGACAAACAACTTCAGCGTGCTTTTTCATTATTGGATGTTCCCATTCGTGCATAACTATATGATTATCATCATCAATTAATCTATCCTTAAAATACTTCATTTTGTCCATATTTTTTTTAGTTGTTTTTCATCTACACCATACTTTGATATAATTGAATATACAACATCTTTACCCATAATGTCAAGTGTTTTTTCAATATTTGTGGAACTTTCTTCAAAGTGTTCACATAATATATCCATTGCCCACCCCTCAATCTTGGATTTCTTTTTAGACTTGGTGTATTTTAAAAAGGTTCTACCCTTTGGTATCACATCTGTGTAGAATTGATACACTGACTTTGGTTCTAATTCCCAGTATTGTTGTATTTCATTCACTACTTCAATCCACTCTGGTTTCATTGATAGAAATCTATGCACCATATAATTTGACCAAGTTTTTTTATCGGCATCAGAAATCTCTTCCCAATAATTTGGGTTTTGATTATTTGTAATTTCTTTTATGTGGTCAAATAGTGATTTTGTTTTCATAGTGAATAACCTTTTAGATATAAATAAATAGTTGACTTATAAGTCAAAATGACAAAAATCTTTGTTTTGTTCGTAAAAGTTTTTTAATTCTTCCCAATTGCCGATGTTTTTAAAATTATCTTCGGTGTTTAATTTTACACCTGAAAAGAATCCATACAAGTCTTCGTAGAATAATATTTTATAATTGTCGTGGGTTTTTAGTAAATCTATAACTTCTATTGATGTCTTTTTTATTCCCTCAATATCTTTTTTTACATCTTCAATGTTAATCTTACTCACCCTTATTTCGTTATATTGTTCTTTTTCCCTTTCCGTTAGAGTTTCCACCCCAAAATCTACTGCTCTCCACTTTTCTGTTTTCTTTGCGAGATTTAAAGATAGTGATTGTAAAAATACATTTCTTCTTGACAAAAAGAAAACCATATCGTGATAGTCTATGAGTGTATTTTTAAATGATTTTGTAGATGGATAAACACCAAATTTGATACCAAAAGTATCTTTATCTTTGTAGATTGTATCAAAGAATTTTTCATAACCAAGAGAACTAACTATTTTGTTGTGTTTTGATAAGTCTGGTTCCCAAAAGAATTTCTTTGATGAAATATCTTGTAATGTTTTACAAAACTCAGTTGTTCCACTACGACTACAACCCAATACCAATACTTTATTTAAATGCATTTCCAAGCATCCAAGTCAATACTGAATATCTAACACCACGAGTCAATGGTGATACTCTATGTCCTAAATAAGATGGAAACAAGATAAGACTTCCTTTTTTTCTACTACCGACTGCCGTGTTTTCACCTGTTTCATCAGTCATACTGAACTCAAAGTTTCCTCCGTCATAATCATTTTCATCAGATAGTTGGATAATGGCAGTAATTTTACGAACTGATGTTTCTTCGTTTCCTATGTCTAAATGCCAGTCATATTTTCCGGTGTCTTCATATCTTAACATACGAACATTAGAAAACTCGTTTGCTATATCAAAATTAAAAAATAATCCATTTGCCATTTCACAAGCCATCATTAAATTTTTATTTAAATTAAATCCGTCTGACAATACAATTTCTTCTGAAAATCTTACTTCTTGGACTTTACGAACATTTTCATTTACAATGTCTGCTCCGTTTCCATTATAAGTTCCTGCTACGGTGGCTTTATATTGTTCTGAATTATCAAACATTTTGATTAACTCATCACATCTTTGTTCAGTCAAGAAGTCGTCTTTGTGAACTACAAACTTAAAGTTTTTCTTTTGTGTTAGATTTTCTATCATCTAAAATGGTCTCCAATAAATAACTCTTGTAAAACGTACCTTGTTCCTTTGGTAACTGGTGTTACATTGTGAGATAAAAATGTTGGAAATATAGTTAATGAGCCTTTTAACTGATTCATAGTATACCACTCTTTTGTGTGTTTATCTTGTATTCCAAACTGAACTTCTCCACCCTCGTATTCACTTGGGTCTGTAAGTTGGACAATTGCCACAAGTTTTCTATTGGAACAACTACCTGCATTGAAATCTGTATGCCAACCATAAAAACCACCTTGATGATACTTGATAAGTTTTAATTCGTCGTCTGCTCCCTCAATATCAAAATGAAATACACCTTGATTTACCATTTTAACTACTTGGTATATTTTATCTTGTAACCATTTCCAATCTCCATTACAATTATCTGGTCTAAATCTATTATCCGGTTGGTCAAATAAATACCATTCTTCCGTTACTCTTATTTCCGGTATAATCGCTGCTTCACCTCTTTCACCACCAACTCCACCTGGAACCATTTGTTCTGTTTTGGTTATTTGTTCTATTAATTCATCACACTTTTCGTGTGTAAGGAATTTGGGTATTTGAATTGAGTATTTAAAGTCGTTGTTTAATTTCATTTAAATGTATTTCCTTCTGCAAATGTTATTAAAGTGTATCTATCTTTTTTACTAAATTGTAAAACTTTATGTGCTGCGAAAGATGGAAATATGACTATTCTACCTTTTTTTGCCTCGATTATACTTCCTCTTACATCAAGTCCACCACCCTCAAAGTCATCATTTAAAAATATAACTGATGTAAGTTTTGTGCAAGTATTGACTACCTTACCATCACCTGCTGCAAAGTCTGAGTGTCTATCGGAGTCTTCTTTGAAGTTTTCATATGGATATAATTTTATCGATGAATCTTGGATACCTGAAATGTCATATTTATAAACTAATGTGTTGGATATTTTAATGAATTTCCAAACTTTATCCAATAGATTTTTATCTTCCGTAATTATATTTTTACAATTATGTAAACTTCCCCATACAAAATTATCAGACTTTACATTATCATCTATATATTTAATTTGAGTTTCACACTCTTGGTGTGATAAAAAGTTATCTCGAACTAAAAACCATTTAAAATTGTTATTATGTATCAGACTCATTAGAAACTAAAACCTTATTTGCGAAGTAATTAACATCATTATACATAGAGTTTATGGTCTTGAATTATGTGTTACGATGTCGTGAGCTATGATTGTTCCGTAGTCTTGATTTAGTAAATTATAAGTAATGTGTTCACCTTCAATCTTTTTGATATCGGTAATTTCTACCCAACCATCTAAATCTTTTACATAATCTCCAACCTCGACAACACCATTACCACCTGCGTGATTAGGATTATGTCCGTCTATTGTGGACCAACCTTTATCTTTTAATAAGAACGGGTGATTTCCTGTTGGTTTAAGTGTTTGACCAGATTCTAATGTTAATTCATAACAATTATTGTGAAGTTTTTTCATAATAGAGTTTACTTTACCTTCTTTAAACTCATCATTTTCTTCATCATAAACCAATATACTCTCACCCAATTCTATTTCGTCTATTCTTTTATAATTTCCTTCACCCATATTAATTACTTGGTCTGGTAAAAAGCAGATTTTGTTATGAACCAATACATCATTTGCAAAATAGTTATGATTTGTTTCTATTTCTAATGAATAAGTTTGAACTGGATTTATTACTTCTTCAAGATTAGTAATTTCTATTTCTCGTAATGAATTTTCAAAAAGTTCTAAACATTTATCACCAATTTCTAATTGTTTGGTTTCTATCTCATATCTTTTTTCTGTCCATTCTGGTTTATAAGAACTCCAACCTTTTCCAACTACCCAATATGGATGGTCGAATGTGTTTTTGGTTTTCTTATCACCAAAACTGATTTTTACAATATCTGCGTGTGTTGGTGTTTCTATGGATAGAACTTTACCAACTTGTACTTCTTCATTATTAAAATTATAATTTTTAACTTCATCACCTAACTCAATGTCTTGAATTTGTTTTGTGGTTCCGTCCCCCATTGTGATTGGTGTTCCTGCTACAAAACATTTTGGTGGAATATTATGAACCAAAATATTTGATTGGAAGTAAGTATCGATGTCCTCAACATCAAGTGAATACCAAGTAGTGTCACCTGAATTTTCAGTTATTGATGTAATTTCAGTTTCATTACCACTCGGGTCTAAAAAGTAATTACCTACTTCTATATTGTTTGGTGTTACCCAAGACCAAGTATCACCTTGTTTTACAAAATATCTAACATCATCATTTAATTGTTGCGCATTATAAGGTGCTTTGACACTACCATTAATTAGATAATATCCATAAGACATTGTTTTCATTACATTTACAACAATAGAACCTTGAGTTGTAGAACCGGATAAATCTGTTGTTGAATATGATAAATAATTTTGTGATTCATCTGGCATTCCATATGGTTGATATGATGTTACGACATCTCCAACTTCTACATCTTGGACTTGTTTTGTGGTTCCGTCATACATACTGATTAAACTACCACTTGCAGATGTTTTTCCTCTTTGTGAAATATAATTCCAACTATCTGTATTAGTTGGATTTAACTTAATGTATGTTCCGGCGTCTCTTTGTGCAAATACTATTACTTTTTCTGGTGTTAACATAAGGTCTACTTTACCAACACCCAAGTAAGATTGTCCATCTCGGTAACTTCCACTATGAACAACATACTCTTCAATCAAAGAACCACTATCAACTCCATTTTGATAACTCGCACTTGTTGAGTTGTAAGTGTAAAAACCAACTGCGTTAGACTGAATACTTGAGTCTACTGATGGATTTTTAATAACATAGTCTGGAAAATTATTATTTGGTGTATAAGAAGAAGTATTAAACAATGGTATCAATGAAGAACTCATAGGTGAATTACCTAATATCGTTCTAAATG